GTAGAAACACCAAATCCTGCTACAGAAGCGGTCGAAGATACTCCTGTTAATCCCATTACATCTGCAGGTGTTAATGCCCCTGTAGATGATGTACTAGTTACACCACTAAAGCTTACGGTCATTTGATCTAAAGATATTGACCCTACAGCTGATGTAGCTCCTACACCTGTTGTTGGTACAAATTCTACAATACCTGCTATTAGATCACCAAGTTGTGGAGTCGCTGCAATACCTGTTGGACTTATTACAGAAGTTAAATCAAACGTTGTAGAACCAACTGAAAAAGTTCCTGATTGACCAGATAAACCAACTAACATCTGAGATAAAGATATTGATCCTACAGATGATGTTGCTCCAACTCCAACAACTTGTTCTGGTATATCAAACTGAGGAGGAACAGCTGAAGTTATTTGTACACCTGTTAATCCC